TCCTTGTACGGTTGTGCACATTCAAGGCAGTCCGGTAGAGAAAAAAATCTACGCAATGCTGTCTGAGAAAGTGGACATCCATACTAGGCTGATCGACCTCTATAAAAATATTGTTGAAGAAACCACTTGACAATGTAAAGTAGAGGCCTTATATTAAAACCATCCGACAAAAGGAGAGTGCAAATGTCAGAATTAAAAGCCGATCAATTGGCTAGGGTCTACGTAAAGATACGTGACAAGCGACGTGAGATAGAAAAGCAAGCCGCTGAATTAAAAGAGCAACAAGACATCATTGGTCTTGAGCTACTGGAGATTTGCAAAGAGCAGGGCGCACAAACAATACGTACCCAATTTGGTACCGTGTCTAAGCGAGTAACCAAGAACTACTGGACTAGTGATTGGGATTCGTTCTACAAATTCATCAAGGAACACGATGCTTTTTCGCTGATGTTTCAACGCATCAATTCAGTGAACATGTCTCAGTTTCTTGAGGAGTATCCCGATCTACTTCCGCCGGGTCTAAATGCGGATGTCAATCAAACTGTAGTTATCACAAAACGTTAAGGAGAAAACAATGAGCAACGAACTCGCTATGCTGGAATCAGGCCTGCCCTCTTACCTCAAAGAGATTGAACTTGATGACATTACCAAATCGCTTATGGGCGGCGGCGGTGGTGGTGTCAAGCGCATCTCGATTAAAGGTGGTGTATGGCGCATGATGATTAACGGCAAAGAGATTGCCAAAAATGAAGAGCGTTCCATGAACGTCATCGTGGTCAATGCCGCACCCAAAACATCTCGCACGTTCTACGCAGGTGCATACAAGGAAGGTGAAATATCCGCTCCTGATTGCTGGTCTGCTGAAGGTGACGTGCCCGATGCCAAGGCGCACAACCCACAAGCCAAGCGTTGCGTAGACTGCCCACAAAATGCTAAAGGCTCAGGCCAAGGCGAATCTAAAGCATGCCGCTACAGCCAGCGTCTTGCAGTCGTGTTGGCTAACGACATCAAGGGAGACATCTTTCAATTGACATTGCCCGGTCAATCTATCTTCGGAGAAGGCGCTCCTGGAAAGTGGCCTCTTCAAACGTATGCAAAGATGTTGGGCGGTAAGGGTATCCCAATCTCTACTGTTGTTACTGAGATGCGCTTTGACACAGACAGCGCTACACCTAAGCTGACGTTCAAGCCTATCAAGGTTCTTGATCGTGAAGATGCACTAGCCGCTATTGAGCAAGGTAAATCTGATACTGCAATCAAAGCAATCACAATGACTGTGGCTGAACTTGATGGCGCTAAAGCACCTGCTAAGTTGCCTGCACTTGAAGTTGATCCATTAGCCGACATGCGTGGTGACGATACTCCAGCACCCAAAGCGGAAGAGCCTACCAAGCGTGTCAAGAAAGAAGAGCAAACCACTGAGAAGAAGGACTTGTCTAAGATTCTTGAAGAGTGGGATGACTAATGGCTAAAGGTTACTCTACCCTGACAGTACAGGAAATTGATGACGCCAACCCAAACTTGCTCGGTGTTAAATTGGGCAAGATTTGTATCAAACGAGATGTACCAGTCTCGGACGTTGCTGAGTTCTTCGGTGTAAGTCGAGTAACTGTTTACGCATGGTTCCGTGGCAAGACGGTAGTGTCTGGAAAGCATGCAGACAAGATGCAAAAACTGATAACAAAGTTGGCGTAAAAGTTTGGGTGGGCTAGGTTGATCCCCGAAAAGGCGGGTGCCGTCACCGCCCTGCCCAATTCCCTTTATGACGGCAAACTTAAGGACGGCTAATGATAACGAGGAACAGCTTCCTCGCAATGGTATTACCACCTCTAAAAGATGGTGAGCACTATTGCAGTTGGGGCAATAGGAAAGAGAATGACAAAGATCGGGTGCGCCAGCAGTTTGCAACCACGATTGAAGAATTGAGTGCACAGTCAGACGGCCTACAAGCTGATGGCTTCAACGCCTTTTATGGCATGGCCAAATTTGGCCCCAAGGAAAATGGTCGCTTCGCAGTAAACGCTATTTCCCTTAAATCGTTTTTCATTGATCTTGACTGTGGTGAAGGCAAACCGTATCTAACTCTTAATGATGGCCTTGTTGCGCTGAAAGTGTTTTGCAAGGCTACGAATCTACCGCGCCCTACCATCTTGCAATCAGGGCGTGGGGCACACGTGTACTGGATTCTTGAAGAGCCGATGCTCAGGACAGAATGGAAACCGCACGCAGAGCAATTGAAGTCATTGTGCACAGAGCACAAGTTTGATATTGATTACGCTGTGCCAGCAGATGCGGCACGTGTATTGCGTGTTCTTGAGACTAACCATCTTAAAGACCCATTCAATCCAATCCCTGTGGTGGTTCTACACCTTGCGCCTTTAGTGCCTAACAACAAGATGAAGGAGTTGCTGGAGCCTACGCAAGACATCTTGTCTATGTTAGACAAGTCCGAATTTAAACGCCAGCTTGACCCAATCACGTTAGCCCTCATGGGTGCAAGTGAATCTAAATTCAAGACCATCCTACTCAAGTCGGTGCAGGGTGAAGGTTGTGCGCAGATTGCTCACATCTATGACAACCAAGACACAGTTGACGAGCCGTTGTGGAGAGCAGGGCTGTCAATTGCGCATCAGTGTTCTGACCGTGACAAAGCAATTCACGTTATCTCTAAGAAGCATCCTGACTACAACGCAAACACTACGGAAAAGAAAGCCAACGAAACCAAAGGCCCGTACACGTGCGAGACATTTAAGAAGTTAAACCCCAAGGGTTGCGAAGGTTGTAAGCACAGATTCACATCCCCAATTCAATTAGGCCGAGAAATTGTTGAGGCAGAAGGTGACGACAACGTAGTCATTGATCTTGAGCCTGAGACAAAGGAAGCCAAGACATACGTTATCCCTAAGTTTCCTTTTCCGTTTTTTCGTGGCAAGTCAGGTGGCATATTTATGCACACCAAAAATAAAGACGGAGAAGACATTGACGACATCGTGTACCCATACGATTTTTATGTGGTCAAGCGTATGCAAGACCCTGACTTGGGTGAGACGCTGCTGTTACGACTGCACTTACCAAAAGATGGTGTCAGAGACTTCATCATGCCTCTGGCCAATGTGCTGTCTAAAGAAAAATTTATTGGGACGATTGCCCAACACGGCATTACCGCACTTGGGAAGAAGCAGGACATTCTTATGCAATACGTAGCAAAATGGGTAGAGGAGTTACAAATGACAGGTAAAGCAGAAAAAGCACACAAACAATTTGGTTGGCTTGAGGATGACTCAGCAATCATTGTGGGTGACCGTGAGATCAGGGCAACAGAAATTGTCTACAGCCCACCATCATCAGCCACATTGCCAAACATACCGCTGTTCCAATGCAAGGGCGACTTCCAAACATGGAAGGACACAATCAATGTCTATGGGCGTGAGGGCATGGAGCCACGTGCGTTTGCTTTCTTCATGGGTTTTGGCACGATGCTGATGAAATTTACAGGTCTTGATGGGTTCTTACTCAACTTGGTAAGCCGTGAGTCTGGTTCGGGTAAGACCACAATCTTGCAAACCATCAACTCAATCTATGGTCGCCCTAAGGAACTCTTGCTTGCTCCGAAAGATACATACAACAGCCGTATGCAACGTCTTGGTGTCATGCAGAACTTTGCTGTGACTATGGATGAGATCACGAACATGCCACCTGAACAAATGTCACAACAAGTTTATGACGTAACGTCCGGTCGTGGTAAGAACCGACTCAAGCAACATGACAACGCAGAACGTCTTAACCACACCAAGTTTCAGACAGGGCTAATCACATCATCCAACCGGTACGTGACTGACGCACTGTTATCTATAAAAGGTTTTCCCGATGGAGAACTCAAGCGTATCTTAGAGATCAACATCAAACCTGATCCGCATGATGACGCAACATGGGCGCGGCAACACTTTGGTAAGCTGTTAAATAACTACGGTCATGCCATCGAGCCGTTTGCTCAAGCACTCGTAGCGCAACTACCCATGGTGCAGGCCAAGCTGGCTGAAGTTCAACTGCGTGTAGAAAATGCTGGCGGTATCCGCAACGCAGAACGCTATTGGGCTTTGATCGCATCGTTGGGTTTGGCAGGTGGGTCAATCGCTAAACAGTTAGGTCTGCACGACATTCCAATTCGACCAGTGTTTGACTATGCCATTGATCTTATTAAAGAGACACGTGGGCGCACGCACGAGTACATGTTTGACAATGAAGAATTCTTGGGTGGGTTCTTGCAACGCCACTTCCACGAGATTCTTGTTATCAACGGCGATAAAGACAATCGCACTGGTCTTGAACACGGCCCGATCCGTGAGCCTCGCGGTGCGCTGACTGCTCGGTATGAGCCTGACACCAAGATGTTGTATGTCGTAGTGCGCACATTCCGTGACGACTGCGCAAAGGTCATGGCCAACTTTGAAGAAGTGATTGGCCCATACCGTAAGAACAAAGCGTTGTTGGATATTAAGAAGAAACGTATGACTGCTGGCACGGTTGCCAACACGCAAGCCCCCGTTAATGCGCTGTGCTTTGACACAACGAAACTGGACTTCTTTAAAGAATCTGTATTGTTGGACACAAATGGAAGTGATGGGCTTATCGCTATTGATTGAGTGGGATAAGTTTCATGTAGGCACATCCATCTTTGTGCCTTGCATTGACCGTAGAGCGGTTGAGAAATTTATTACCCTTCAGGCTTGTCGAATGCGATTGAACATCGTCTGTAAACAAGTTGTTGAGAACGGGGTGTATGGGTTGCGAGTTTGGCGAGTTGATGCTATAGTTCACCCGCACTCTTCTCTCTCCTTCTGAGAAGTTAAGCCCCACCTAAGACGTGGGGCTTTTTTTATTCTTCGTCAAAAAATTTGTCTTCAATCTCAGCACGTAGTCTCTTATTGAAGCGTACGCCGTTGACCATTTCTTTTTCAGCAGCCTTACGTGCACGAATAGATTTTTGAATTGTGTCAGGTGTAATGGTGTAATTGGCGTGGGCTTCGTTAAACGCTTGCATTTTTTCGCGTGTTTCAGACATCAAGTCAAAATCACCCGCAGTGTGCCCCATGTCGTATGCCTGTAGAAGTTTTGTGCGTCTTGCCAGCACCTCACGTTCATAACCTTTGGCGGCTTGCATACGTTCATACTGGCTGGACAGATCAGCAGGGGTAAAACCAATTCCTTGCATCAACGAGTTGTACGCACTAATGTCTTCCATCACTGGGTCACCCTTGAGAGTTGTGGCACCATCAGTAAAATATCGAAAGCCTTTTGAAATATTACGCATGAAGCTAGGAGCTACTGTCTCGATAGCACGTACAACGTGACCGTCTTGCATCATCTTAACGGCGTTACCGCTGTTGACAGCAATCGTGCCTGCGGGGCCAAACGCCTGCTGCATGGCAGACAAAACGTAGCCGTGTTCAGCAACGCCACGTGGGTCGTCCCGAAACAACAGGTCGGTAGCAATACCTGCACGGTTAGCAACTTCTAAGTTTGTAGCGTAGTTAAATGCGCCCTTATAGAAGAACTCGTTAAAGATGTCGCGTAAGAACTCATCAAAATCAAACGGCTCGTCTTCGTCACCAAACAGCGCGTTAATCATCTGCGCCAGCACGGAAACTGCACCGTAGAACGGCATACCTTTGACACCAGTAAATACGGTAGCCATACCATACGTAGCAAGTAACTGACGCTGCGCTGCCTTGCGAATTTCCGGAGTCTCGCCTTTGAACGACTGATGGAAGGCACGTGCCATCACATATGCGCTGTTCCACACAAACGACTTAAACGTGAAGAACAAACGACCCATAGGAGTCTGCATCCACTTAGGTCCTGTAGCAGCCAAGCCAGACGTATGAACATTTTTTACTGTGTCAAGTGCGTAGCGAACTGCTTTCTCTTCATTCATCCCACTCTTACGTGCAAGGTCGTAAGCGGCAATAGCGGTCACGCCACGGTTGTACTTCTCAGTTGCAGCAAACGGGATTGACAGTCCATCGAGGATACGTGCCTTGACACCAAGGTAGTCGCTGGTTTTTTGACGGCGACCCTCTAGCACCTCACGAGCCATCGTATGCTCTAGCTGCGCGTGGTCCATCAACGTGTTGTACAAGTTCTTATAGCGAGCGTTATTGCCCCAGTCATTCATTGCTGTTTTACCAGCAGCGGTCATTGCGGCAGTTGCATCTGCCCAACCGTACTTGCCTGTCAACATCGGATAGACCATCATTGGTAATGAGGTAATGTTAATCAGTGCAGAGGAGATGTTGCCAAGGATGTACTCAGCGTAGCTTAGTGTTGTAGCCGCACTGATGAACGTACCAAAACTTGGGTTATGGAAAAACGCTGATTGATCTAAAATGTTCTGTGCAGCAGCGTTGATTGTTGGGTTATCCCCGTAAGCGCCAGCCTCTTGCTTAATTTGATTTAGTGCACGGTCAATTTGTGGGACGTACTCAGAGTTAGCCAGCTTGCGTGACCAACGCACCATTACGTCACCATAACCACTGATGATGTCTCGTTCCATACCCGCTACGTTCTTTGCCTTCATGAATTGCTTCATGATTGACTGCGCAGGGAAGGTAGTTAGGTAAGCCTGATACACAGCATCTAGTTGCTGTTGTGTAGCTTTGTTATTGCGCATGCCATTCATCACCTGCATGATGAAAGAGGTAGGGGGTAAACCCTCACCAGTGAAGCGCGCATCTTCCAAGTTTTGATAGGCGCGGTTTGGAATGCCCTTTAACGCTGTATCTATAAACTGTTGGCGCTCACGTAGCGAATCAAACGCTTGTGCGGCTGGCTCACCAGTCTTTGGATCAGTAAACTCAACCCAGAAATCACCGGAACGTAAGAACGGCACGTAGCCAACCAAAGGTTTCTGTGCTGTGAATTGTTCGTTTAGTCGTGCAGCCAAAGAAGGAGACACGCTAGCAGCCGCATCCTTAAGAATTTTCATGTATTGATTAAACGAGCCATCGTAGGCTTGGCGGATTGTGCGGTACACACCTTGAACTTCTTGTGGTAAAGAGCGAAACGCTGTGCTTAACCGTGTGTACTCAGCCATATTAGACGCATCAGGCTTAAAGTTAGGGTTAAGCAAGTCAACCTGAGCCAGACGTGCGTCAATAGCAATGTCGCTCATGCGCTGCATCTGTGGGCGGTACTTCTGCTCAACCTTACGAAAATTATGATAGTTGCTGTTGACAGTCTTAATCATGCGTTCCTGCGTGCCGTTGCGTTTTTCAAGCGCGTTGAGCAACGACTGAATCGAAGGCAATTCCTTTTTGTACATGTCGTTGATGTTGTCTAAGCGCAGCAAACCAAATGCAGCCCCCTTCACGCCCGAACCCT